ACAATTTGGCGTGTATTACTGTTTAGTTTACCATCCTTCTGATCTGCCAATTGACGTTTGGCATCTAGGATCGCCTTTTCTAACGCTAGATTAAGGCGATCACTAGTATCAGTGCCAACAGCATATAATGTGCTGTCATCAGATTTAGGAGGGTTCATGAACCATTCAGGTAAGTTGACAAGAACCGTTTTACGTTCCTCAATGGCACGTTCACGTTTCTCCTCAACTACCCGTTCATCCTTGTTAAGTGTCGAGAGTTTGATCGGAGCCTGAGCCTCGACCTTAACTTCGGGTGGTTTAGTAGCACATGCTGATAACAGCAATGCTCCTGTAACCGCTGTTAATAGACCTGTATTACCATATTTCATATACTTCCTTTAGTAGTATTAATTACCTGCTTCCACAATGTACTTGCCATACTTCTTGTGGAACTCATCAAAGTTCTTCAATTGACTAGGTTCAATTGGAAGACCATAAGTCTTGAGGGCGATTTTAGCACCCATCACGACCAATTCAGTTTCAAAGTTGTTCATCATATAAGTGACAAAGTTGTTTGCCATTTCATGGAACTTTTTCTTGTCAACCTTCTTGTTTTCAACTGCATCCTTGAGTTCATAGCACATTGAAACAGTAAGAGAGTACATTGCAGAAATTTCCTTAACTGCAAGGTCAGTTACCTTACCACTCAAGATATCGCTGGGTGCGGGCATACGACCTGCAACCTTGCGGTGAGCCATAAACTTAACAGCAAGACCTTCACCAACAGCACCTGCAACAAGATTGTACAGAGTATCAGTATCGGTATCCTCGTCATCAAGCAGGTCACTTACGAAACACCAACTACGGGGAGTAGCGAATGCCTTGCTGGAACTCTTGCTATCAAAATCATACAGGTCCTGCTTGCTGAAAGACAAGTAACCAACCACGTCTTGATGGATGTTCTTGTTAACAGCCCAGTTCTGCCAACTTGCAAAATCGGGACGCATTTCAATGTGAACAAAACGATTAGCAAGGGGCATCGGCATGCGATAAGTAACACCCTTGTCACTTTCACGATTACCTGCCGCAACGATAACAACATTATCGGGCAACTTGTACTTACCAACACGGCGATTCAAAATCAATTGATAGCCTGCAGCCTGAACAGCAGGGGGCGCACTATTCATTTCGTCAAGGAAAAGAACAATGAGGGGATACTGACTAGCCAGTTCCTCGTCGGGCAGATCAACTGGGGGAGCCCAGTCCATCTTGTTGATGTCTTTGTTGAAGTATGGAATACCACGAATGTCAGTAGGTTCCATTTGCGCCATGCGCAAGTCAATCATAAGACCATTCAGTTCATCGGTAATTTCTGAGACAACCTCAGACTTACCGATACCGGGAGGACCCCAGAGAAAAACAGGGCGCTTGACCTTAAACGCCTTAAGAATAGCCTTGCGTGCCTGTACGCTAGTGACTGTAAGATTGTCTGAAACTTGCATTGTTTGTCCTTAAGTTGATAATGTTGATACTATAACAGAAGCCTGAATTAATGTCAAGCAATTTGTTCAAGAATTCGGGCATACACATCAGCCTTAGACTGATAGTATTCGTAGTCACGTTCACCCGGGCGAAAATTCTTCCACTGATTTTGACCTGCAAACGACAAGATATCTTGTTTTAAACTATAGTCCGAGTAGTGACTAATGAAACCATAAAGGTCATAGTGTGCGATAAAACCGGAGCAGAGATACAGATACTTGTACCCGGTCTTGTTGAGGCTGTTGATGTTCTTAACTGCCTTAACAACATTGTTAACAATAAGTGTCTTTTGACGTTCTGTAAGAGGTTCTAACATAACTGCTCCGTTTCTTAAGTGTATAAGTGTATTATATACCCAAACTGATTAAATGTCAAGCCTTTTCTAGCATGTTTGCAGGAACACGCCAGTTAGTAGAACCGGACTTAACAATAACATACTTAGTGTTGATTTTAGAAACAGTACCGAGGACCTCGATACCATCACGTGAATTGAAAAACTTTACACTAGAACCAACACTAATGCTACGTTTGGTCTGCTTGACCAGCTGGGCACGTGCAAACCTGATCGAATCGGCTACAGTATTGAGTTGGTCATTGGTAAGATTGCCATTGATAATAGCACTAGTGATATCAGAAAGAGTCATTTTTGAGTCCTTTTAATCAGTTTCAATACATGTATTGTACGCCCAAACTGATTAAAAGTCAAGCCTTTTTAGCCACTTTTTTTAGGATTTTTTGTTGTTTAAAAACAACAACTTAGAACTTCCCATTGGGGTTGGCCGTGGGAGGGATCCCTGCACGACTGATTTTCCAGCCGAATTTTTTAGCACCTTTTTTCATTGTGTCAGGATGTACGTCTACTGTCAATGCTTTCTCAAACCTTGGGTCATTTTTTTGTTTTACACTAGGAATATATCCTGAGCATTCTAACATTGTATGTATTACTTTAATTCTGCTTGGTTCTATAGGAACAGTGCTTATTTTTTCGTATTCTGCACCGGCTTGAATACTATCCTCTAAACCCGATACATTAACTGCTAGCATTGCTAGGTCTTCATCTTCGTCAAACTGGTCACCTAACCAATTCATCACTGCATCTTCTGCACTTATTTTATCGGGAAATAAAAATACACCATGGACTTCGTGTTCTATTTGACTCGATCTACTACCCATAGTTGGAATCAACCCTCTACGCTTTATAAAAGGTAAATTACGAGTTGGAGTAACATGATACATTATCAATGGTTCTTTTTCTTCTGCTACATCAACTGTTAGGGCAGTTTTGAATCGTGGATCGTTCTTTTGCTTGGCACTGGGAATATACCCTGAGGCTTCTTTTACATTTTGTTTTAATTGAGTTAGTTCATATGTAACTTGATCACCGTGATCTTCGTGGTACATATCATATCCCCAAGCATTAGCATATCGTTGTACTAATCTATCATACAATTTGGCTCTACTCTCACTATTTTTCTGTTGTTTTGCCCAGTTATCTTTACTTGCTGAAAACATCAAACGCCAAGGATGTTCTTTTTTAATAAACTCTTGTATAGCATTTAACACAGTAGAAAATACTCTTTGTGCATCACCTTCGCCAGTAACTTCTTGACTGTTGTTTCTATAGAACTCAATAAAGAACTCACCATCACCTTCGTTGTTGAACATGATGTGCAAAGGTTTACCATCTGGTAATGTAGCCAATGCATCATAATCAGCGAATTCGCCTTTTTCCCATTTAATAGGATAAGGTTGATCAAATGCTTCCCAAATATTTTGATTAGGACGATGTTTATCCCAGAAGCCAGCACCAGCATCAGTTTGTTGATCAGCAGGGTGTATCTTTTTAACATAGTTCCAAACTTGACTAGCCTTAAATGTTTTTTCTTGTTCTTCTTTTTGTATAGTAACAGGATCACGATACATTTCATCAATGCTTAATAATTCACTATGCAGTTTATCACGCAACTTGTATAGTTTTTCTATCAAGCCTTGACTGCGCAATGCTTTGTATGCTAGGTTCTCTGGGCTGAATTCACCGCCCTTGTCTAACCCTGCTTGACGATAACGCTTGATGTTTTTAATAACTTTGGTAAGTTTCTTTAAATCTTTGGTCTTTAATGCTAGACTTACCATCTCTAATAGTTTGTCAAACTTAGCACGTGTAGCGTTTTGATCTAGGTTGGCTCTGCGTTTAGTTGGGCGTTTTATCCAGCGATCATTTAAAATGCTGTACTCACCCAAACTAACTACAGGTTCATTGCTATCCTGAATGTATAATTCTACTGGAACACCCCTGATTGTGATATCATGGCTATCATTGTATAGTGTTTTCTTTGCATGGAATAATTCTTTGTATACATCATTGTCAAGTAGTTTGCTCATATCTACTAAGATATGCAAATCTAAATCACTATGCGGAGTATATGAATATGCGGCGTTACTTCCCGAAATTGTAATGTCATCTACCGCTGGAGTGTGGATACCTAACTCAGTCATAAAGTCTTTAGCAATGACCAATAACTGTTTTCTAACCTGAGGGTCCAAATGTTCACCGATCCATAATTTAGGATTTAATCGGTCGTGAAATTTAACTGCGTCAGAAAGTTTAAATGAGTGAAGTTCTTTAATATCCATACTGTATTTATGTGAGATTAAAGAACGATCACTCTTTCAATTAACGTTGTGCGATATCCCATGGATCTTGGAATTGCTCAACTTCTGCTGATTTAACTCTAGTGTCTCTTGGCAAATAAGCAGAATTGATGTTTTCGGGAGCAAAATACTCACGAACTGTATCAATTACAACTTGATTGCTAAATGGTTTGCAAGAAAAAACGTCAAAGTATGCATCGCCATTAGAATCAATAAAGTGACCAGAAAGATGTGATGTTTCAATCCATTGAAGCATACTATATCCTGCTTTAGTGTCATCATGCAATGCAAAACGCTTTACTAGAGGTTCCCCAACTGGAACCATATCAATACGCTTGATCAATTCTTTAGTGAAAGCAATGATGTTATCGCCATCCATAATCTTTTCTTTATTACACGCTGTGCAATCTAAAAGCAAATGGTATCCCCAATATTTTGTAGTCATCGAAATTCTCCTTGGTTAAAGAAGTGTATTTATTGACAAATTTTGATGCTAGAGATTTTCAAAAGTTATATGCACTCTAGGTTCGATACCTGCATTAGCAAATGTGTGTGATATTCCATTATGAACTACATACAATGATCCATCTGCTGGCATATAAAATGACCTGTTTTCGTATACAAATCGTGCGCCAGTACTGGTTATCAATGGGATATGCACACAATATTTTCCTGGATCTGTGTGCCAGTTATAACAAGTATTGGGCAACACACTTCTATAAGTTACTGAGTTAAATTTTTGTAATTTAAAAACTTCTTCTATAATACTATTGGTATAAGGTAACAAACTTAATTCATCAGAACTTATATCATTTTTAATTAAATGAAATTTTCGCTGTACTAACGTAGAATTATTGTGCGTAGTAACGTCTTCTAGTTTATCCTGAACTGTTTGATACTCGGAAATTAGTTTGCTCAATTCAACTTTTAAATTGGGTAAGCGTTCAATATGTGTTACGATTGGAAGTGCCATGATAATATTTAGTTACGTTAAAGCATCCAAAAGAAAAGGCTCTTGCGAGCCTTTTCTGGTTTGTTGGGTTAGAAGGCCTTTCCTGCCCCCACGGGTTACGCGGCTAAGCGTAGATCCTCGTAATAATAATTGTCGTTTGCAATTATAGTTTTTGCTTCTACGGTCGAGTTCCCCCAACCCTACGGGTTCTGCTTTCCCGTGCTGTCCACTCGTCTACTTGTCCGTCAATCGATCCTGGTCGCCCCCATCATATAGGCACTAATCAATAATGCGTATATGGTGGAGGCGGGGGGAATCGCACCCCCGTCTTGTCCGTCTTTGGATTCGCTTCGTACAGCAATATCTCTTATTTATTGCATTACAGTCCACTTGGCATCAAACTTTTTGCCTTTTGCCTTGCGTTTTAAAATCTTAATAAATTCTAACTTACGTAGTTCTTGCTGTTTCTCATCATCATGTGTGAAACATGCCTTGTACATCTTGGATACTAATTTACTCTGTTTCATAATGTACTTCCTTTCATAAAACCGTAATATTATTTATTATAAAAGAGTATTATCTTTATGACAATCCTTCAATAACCAAAACACGTGCCATATCCATCCACATGCTGTTGCACACTCAATGTCATCTAACTTTAGCACTTCTTCAATAATATTGCAATACGAATTGGGTGACAATGCAATATCTTTTACCCTTTGTTTGTTTCTGATAAGTTTAGGTCTAATTTGTTTTTTAAGGTTAGTTAATTCAGAGATAGGTAGTTTGCATAGCCTATCTATATTTTGTACTACCAACTCGGTTCGTTTGTTATTGTTTGTTTCACTATCAAATGAATAGTCAAACAGTTCATCATATAACTCAAACCCCATACTTTCTAAAAATTTATGATGTCCTGGACCTGATACACAAATAAATGGTTGACCACACACCAATGCAAAAACAGTTTTTTCACTAAAGATTACAGAATTGATTGTAGATTCATTTATAAGTGAAACAAATGATTCATAGTACTCAGTTGGTATGTTACCCCAAGCCTTGTTATTGGCCTCATAAGTTCCTAATTGTAATATTTGTGGAGTCCAATATTGCCAAGGATAGTCGTATCCATTGCTATTGTGTACGTTTGCCCATGATATTGCACCTTTATCAATTAAATTATATTTTGCTAATATGTCCATCATGTGGCAACGATGTTTGTGCGCACGATTGTTTAATGTAATGTAATGATATTCGTAATCATCAACATAAACATTTTTGTTATAGTCTACAACATTTTTAGTATAGTCCAATACTTCTTCAATGTTTTCATCATTGTTTACGGCATAAGAACACATCTGCACATAAGTTTTAATAAAGTACCATTCACTCCATTTAATTAATTTTACTAATGGATGAAGTGTTGGTTCATCAATTTCATTAATGATACTTGCGCCGGTAAATATATAAAGGTTTTGATTACGTTTAACGCAAACTTCTTCGATTGCTCTATCTAATACAGTCGAGTATGCTATATAGTATTGCCATTCGTTTTGTCCAAACAATACAATATAATCAAATGTTTCTTTTTCTAATCTATCAAAAAAAGTGGAGACATTCCCTTCGGACTGTCCCCACACTTCCAAACCTAAAATTTTCATTGTTTTACGACTAGAACTTCCTGTGTGATTCCATTGATAACAACAAGTTGCTTAGTATAAACAACACCATTGATTACTACATCATTAGGACCTAAAATGATTCGTTGTGGTTGATATGGAGTAACTGTAACTGGTGCAGGTACTTGCTCAACAACTACTGGAGGATAGTAATATGGACGAGCCAACTCTGCTCCAATTACTCCACCAATCAATGCTGGTGCTACCCAACCACAGCATCCACCGCGATAATGTTCACGTTGAGGATATCCTCGTCCCCAACCATGTTCCTCATGAGCCTGTGCTGTTGATACACTTGCTAATACGATTAAACTTGCTAATAGAAACTTATTCATAATAATCTCCTTACTGTGGAAAATCTTGCGTGAAAAACTTACCATGATATTCAAATGTCACTACTGTGCCTTGTTGCATTTGAACCGGTACTAAACGACATACTTCACGTACTTCTGGCTTAGCACCTTCTTTACCAACTTCATTGCCTACAGCACCACCGACCAATGCACCAACAACTCCACCAACTAGTCGGTCTTTGCTGTTGCCACCAATTGTGCTACCAATTGCGCCACCGGCTAGTGCTCCGATTGTAGTGTCACCACGACTGTTATCACGTACAACTTCACGCAATTCACATTGCTTTTGTTGCCCAACTACCCATCGAGGTCTAACACCGATAACTGTTGCTACATCTGCTGTTTGAGCAAATGCAGGAACTGCTAATAATGCTAATAATGAACCTAAAATAAACTTATTCATAATCATCTCCCTTACTTATTTAACATCAAACAATTCGTCAAATGTGCTTGCTTTTGGATAATCAACTGAACCTTTACGAAACACCCATATGGGTTCAACAAAAATGCTGTTTTTATCAGCGTTAACAATCGCATGTGGCCTTGCTTGCATACGCATACCAATCTTACCAAGATAGTTACTGTTTGGATAAGTCAATATGTCATCAACCATATCGTCACATAGGTTTAAACGCTTGCCATTATTTATACGTGGTTCGATAATGTTTAGCATCATATAACCCTCTGGCTTAATTGTGTCCCAGACCATACGATTGACTTTGAAAAAGAAATTGTTTTTCCAACTCTCAAAGTCAGGGTATCTAGACCAAGACTGCTCATTAGATTTGACAGTTGACACACCATATCGTTCAGTCTCATAATATGGGGGACTGGTAAAATAGAAGTCAAAAGTATTAACATACTGTGTCCAATCTACGTCTTCGCTAGGCAAATTATAAATCTCTACTACTTTAACGCCCTGACACTTAAAATAGTTGACAGACTCCGTTAAAATGGGCACATTTCCTAACAATCGTTCGTACTCTAGGCACTGTTGTTTATATGTCTCAAACACTTCAGGATTTGGGTCACAACCAACATAACGTTCTGTAGATTTTGTCGCATAGAACCCTGCTAGTCTATCGCCCCAACCACAACTTGTATCTAATACATTTACAGCATTGTGCTTTTCATAAAGGGCTTTTGCAACACTGGGTCTAAACTGTGTTGCTGTATATGTGCCAATGCGAAATGCACTACGGAATGTTGCATCACACACATCATCTTTGCCTAATGCACCTTTACGCCAAAAGTGCCAGTTCATTTTTTCTAGTTTAGTCTTGTCGTGCCAAATATCCCATGGACTGTCAACAAGATTGCTACCACAACGCATACGATTTTCTTGCTGAAAGTAATTGCTTACAGTATTATATGCGTGCGATTTATCGATAACTCCCAATGGGTTATCTGAATACTTGTACTTGTAATCTACTTTTTCTAGTACAGTATTAAAATCTTTGTATTCACCCATCATTGATGTATTACAAAAACGTGTGAACAAGTTTTCAAATTCAGTCTTTGTAAATTGCTTACTGGGGAATGGAATGTTATTGCTTGTAATGTAATCAGCCAATGCTACTCTTACATCATCTTTGTTGTTTTGTGCTATAAACAACAACCACTGGTCATTGGGGATATATGGGATACCCCTAGCATCAGAATTATTTTTAAAATATTGATTTAGCATTAGAGATTGAGTATACATCAACCTTGACCAAATTGCAAGAGAAAAGGATTTAATATTTTTCCAAAATCTCGTAGACTTCGGGCCATTCTTTAGCAAAAGTAATTGGGTTAATTTCATTATCAGTTTTCTTTATATATTCTTTAAATATATCCAAATGTTGTAAATCCATTTCATCCATTGTGTCTACCAATGACTGTCGTGTGTTGATTACAAAGTCTTTGGTTCGCTGATTAATGTAGTCACCGTGCTTTTCCATCAATAAATCAAACTCTTGTATTGCTAACTCTTTGATTTCTTTTGGAAAAGTGTATATAGAAAACTGTTTTGGTCCCAACAGTAAAGACGGGAAACTAAAATTATTAACTGGGTTGGGATCGACACTAAACAACCAATCAAATGTTTCTACTAATGAGAACGCACTTTGGATACAATATGTCATGTGTATCCCCAAGTTACTTTCAGGATTTAAGTTCTTATGTAAATTTTTATAATTTTCGCTAGTAAGTTCCCATTTGGCATTGCGTCTGATGTATTCAAATTTATTGCCTGTTGCCTCTAAACTAACTAGCCAAGAGGTTCTACGGTTAAGTAATTTTTGATATACAGGAAGTGTTTCAATGTTTTCAATTGAAAGATTAGTAACTACACCTCCGTGTATTCTTCTTGGCATCAAATCAATCAAGTCAACGTTTTCTTTTAATAACAGTGGCTCACCACCTAAAAAGTTAACAACTTGCATATCACTATTCTCACGCAAGAATTCTAATACATCTTCTTGCCAAGATGTTTCAGATACTTTATAGTTCTTACCTTCCCATTGTGCGAATGCACTACTCCATTCGCTGTTACAATATCCACAACGTAAATGACAAGTGTTTCTCCAACGAACATCTAACTGTCTTGCTACAAATTTTGTTGTATCAAATTTGGTAAAGTCTTGTGTAAAACTTTCACGCAAACTTCTACCAGACTTTTGTTCAGACTCCATACAGTTGGTACAATAATCACTGTGACCTTTTGTAAGTATGTCATCTTGCACACGCTTAACAGGACCGTCAATAAGTTCCTGTAGTGTGTTTTTATTTAAATTACCAATTGAGCCTTTTTGTCCTGCACAACAAAATCTAAAGTCTCCGTCAGGATTAATAAACACACCTTCCCATGGCGCGCTACATTTAAAGTCTGGAATGATTTCAATCATGACATGTCAAACATGTTGCGTAACCATGCCCACTCATAACTGAGTTTGATCTTGTCAAAGTCTCCGTTTACTTCATCATAGTATTCATCTGCATCAACTGCACCCTTGATACTATATTGTGCAAAGTCACCTTCTGCTTTGTTCAACCAAGCATGTAAACGTTCACGTGCGATATCACTATCTTCTGCACGTAGTTTTAATACTTCACGGAACGCAGTACGCCATGTGCTAAATGCATCTGTGTTATATACTGCTGTACCAGACAACAATTGCACAACTTCATGCGGGTCGTCTAATGTAAAGTCAAGACCTTTACCCTCGTTAGCAAGTGTAAGTTTCTTGTTATATGCAATCATGGCTTGGTGACCATAAACTAGACCATTCACAGGATTCTTTGCTTGGAAAATATAATGCTTTGGAATTTGCATTCTATCTGGTTGCCAGTTCCAATCAAACTTTGCTGATACTTTTAGTTTAGCAAAGACTGTGAATGCCCAAGGTGTTTCACTGGCTTCAACTGCGGCATGATATGCGGCAGCACGACCATTAACACCATCAACTCTTACTACACGGTTTTTAATACCCTTAGTCACCTTCAGTAAATGTTCGTAGTTCTCGTCAGCGCCGGTTTCACCATTGCTTAGGAAGACTATATCCAGTGGCTTGCTCATAGCAAGTTTAGTTGATTTCTTAATATACGGATAATCGTATAATTCGGTTTTTACGTGGTCTTTTACGTCACGTGGCACAATGATACGTGATGCACCTGTGCTTGTAACCATGATTGTCTTAGTTTCAGGGCTCCACAAGTTCATTGGTTCAGTATCAATGACATCAATATTCTTGTTATCTTCTGTCATCAATACAGCATATGGGTATCCTTCAATACGTTTTGCCGCATCAACAAGTGTATCATCACTTGTTACAATGATTGGCTCAGGCATTCTAGGTACACGCAATGACGCATTGTAGTTAACCTTGTTGTATTCTTCCAGTGAATCAATCTCTTTTATTAATTCTTTTGCTTTGTTAACATCTAAGAAGAATGTGTCACCAAACTTTTGTTTACCACTAGGGAACACATGCAACTGTTCACGTGCAAATGGATCGCAAACATAACTAAAGTCAAAGTTTGTGTAATCGCAAATACTACTGCACAACCAAATATAGTTTTCACGTTTGTCTGGCTGTTTACTCAATACAGTTCTAATTGTGTTCAAGTAACTTGTATCATACTTAACAACACTAACAGATTTGTCACCTGCCTTTTGTTGTAACAATTCAATAACATTATTGATATTGCCATGATCAATCAATACAATGTCATATAAACATTGTGTGGCTACTGCTCTGTTAGTCTTAACAAAGTTTAAGTTACTCAAGTGTTCAATGATCTTAATGTATTTGGTATCATTGCTAAACGTTTCACGATTGACCATGAATGTGGTTCCCCAATGACTCCATTGAGTACCAAATACATGAACCATTTTCATCTGCCAAGGGTTAGGATAGTATTCAAAGTCAAAGTTACTGTAATCTAACTCACTATTCAATATCCATAATATGGGAGTGGTTGCACGATTAGTACAACGATTGATTGTGTCTACCCAACTGTTTAGATAACGTGTCTTTTGAATGTGCGGGAACTTGGCTTTGAGTAATTCAAAACGTGCTGATGATTCTTTATTGCCTTTGTCAACGTAGAACATGTCTGGCTTTTTAAACAGTTTAGCCAATGACTTATCATCAATTGCAGTCTCCTCAATAAATTTGAAATCTGTTTTGCCTTTCAAATAAGACTTTGCATTAACAAAGTATGTCTGCGTAACTTCACTATCAGGTGAACCGAACACGTTAACGTAATCAGATTCCCAAGCAATGTTGATAACTTCAGGTCTCCATGCAAAATCAAATGTAGAATAGTCAATGTTTTTTTGCATCGCCCAAAAGATTTCGTCAGGATGTTTCTTTACTAAATCTTCAAGTGTTGTATCAATAAAGTATTGACCAATCTTTACTTCAACTAATGTTGCAGGATCAACTTCAATACGATCTAAGTATACAATCTCTCCGTTATTACCTGGTGTAAGATATCTTGGGCCATCTTTCTCATCTAAAATTGTACCAAACTGATAGATATAAGGTGGCGCTAGTGGATGAGGTACCCATGAAAAATCAAATGTTGATACATCTACATTTTCAGGAATCAACCAATTCTTTTTACTAGGCACTAACGGTGCTTTAATGTCTTCAATATATTTTACTTCAGTTGCACCTGGAGTTTTGTATTTAGGACCTCCTCGATTTTGCCACACTGTTGCAAACTCATAGATATAAGGTGGTGAATGTGGGTCTGGATGCCAACTAAAGTCAAACTTAGATATATCAACGTTGTCGGGAATATCCCACAAACTCATATCAGGAGTTAACTTAGCAAATACATTATTAATATATTTTTTATCTGTTGAATTAATTACACGATACTCAAGTGTAGGTTCACGCTCTGCACTATGCCATTCGTTACCAAATACATAGGTGTATGCAGGTTCAGTATCATCTGGATGCCAACTATAATCAAACTCTTTAATGTTAAAGCCAGGCAGCACAACAAAGTTATCTTTGTTTGGCAAACGCTTTGCTTTAATAATACGTGTGTCTACGTATTTTACTGGGCTATCAGCAGTGGTGCCTGGCGTAATATATTTTGGTCCACCTGTCTTTTGCCATTGAGTACCAAACTGATAAATGAAAGGATCATCTTCTGCATATGGATGCCAACTAAAGTCAAATGAACTTACGTCAATCTGTGTAGCATCATATTCCCAGTTTTTTGTACTAGGAAGAACTCTTGCTGTTTGACATTCTTCATATTTCTTTATAGTTGCATTAGGCACCACATACACGGGTCCGCCTGTCAATGCCCACTGCGTGGGGAATTGATACGTGTAAGGTGGTGCAGTATCGTCAGGGTGCCAACTAAAATCAAAACCATCAACATCAATATTGTCTGGTACTACCCAGTTTTTCATATTAGGTAGTTTCTTTGCTTTGGGTTCAGAAACATACTTGACTTCAGTTGCACCGTATACTTTGTATTGTGGTCCACCTGTTTTTTGCCATTGAGTTGCAAACTCATAGATATAAGGAGGATCCTTAGGATGTGGATGCCAACTAAAATCAAATTCAGTTGTATCTATACCTTTAGGTATAATCCAGTTATCAGTATTAGGTGCTAACTTAGCAACAACATCTGACACATATTTGAATTTCTTAGCACCTTCAACGCAATACTCTACTGTAGGCATTTCTTCTGCAGGATATTGTGTATTACCGAATTGGTAAATAAAAGGATCATCTGTATCATCTGGATGCCAACTAAAATCAAAACTTGACATATCAATATCATATATCATATTCCAGTGGTTCATTGATGGCAAACGTTTTGCTTTAATAATACGTGTGTCAATATATTTTACAGGACTGTTTTTATGACAGCCTGGTGTAATATATTTTGGACCACCAGTCTTTTGCCATTGTGTACCAAAGATATAGATATAAGGTTGATCTTCTACATAGGGATGCCAACTAAAATCAAAACTGTTTTCATCAATTAAATTACTATCGTATTGCCAATTCGTTTTATCAGGCAATGCACGTGCAGTTTGATCTTCTACATATTTGATTTCTGTTGCCCCAGGTACAGTATATACAGGACCACCACTTAATGCCCACTGAGTTGCAAAGTTATAAATGTATGGTGGACTTGTCGCATCTGGATGCCAACTAAAATCAAAATCAGTAATATCAATGTTAGTAGGTACAGTCCAGTTTTCTTCGGAAGGCAATCTTTTAACTTTGCATGTGTCAATATACTTTGTTTCAGTTGCACCTTCTACAATATATTTAGGACCGCCAGTCTTCTGCCACTGAGTTGCAAACTCATAGATATAGGGTGGGTCTTTGGGATTAGGCTTCCAACTAAAATCAAATCCTGTAGTATCAACGTTGTCGGGGATTTCCCAGTTAGTTCTATCTTGCCCTAGTGTAGCAATGATATCACTAACATACTTAACTTGTTTTGCCTTAGGAACACTATACTCTACTGTTGGCATAATCTCTGCTGGATACAAGTTATTACCAAACTGATAAATGTAAGGTTCTTCTGTTTCGTCAGGATGCCAACTATAATCAAAATCAATTATAACTAAGTTATCAAGTACAGCCCAGTTCTTTTGATTAGGTAAACGCTTTGCTTTTAATACACGTGTGTCTACATAACTAACTGGACTGTTCTTATGTACTCCAGGTGTAATATATCTTGGTCCACCTGTTTTTTGCCACTGTGTACCAAACTGATAGATATAGGGTTCGTCTTCAGCATACGGATGCCAACTAAAATCAAAACTGTTTTCGTCAATCAACGTTGGATCAAAATCCCAATTATCTTTATTAGGAATTGCCTTTGCCGATTGATCATCTACGTATTTTACTTCTGTTGCATTAGGAACAGTATATGTTGGTCCACCGCTTAATGCCCATTGCGTAGGGAAGTTATAGATATAAGGAGGACTTGTTGCATCTGGATGCCAACTAAAGTCAAAGTTGCTAACATCAACATTCTTAGGAATAGTCCAGTTAGTCATATCAACTAACTTTTTAGCCTTTTGAAAGTCCATGTACTTTGTTTCAGTTGCACCCTCTACTACATAGCGAGGTCCACCTGTCTTTTGCCACTGCGTAGCAAATTCATAAATATAAGGAGGATCATTAGGATTAGGTTCCCAACTAAAATCAAAGCCTGTTGTGTCAACATTGTCAGGAATAATCCAATTATCCATACAGAATTTACGAATAGCACGTTCATCCATGTATTGATATTCTGTTGCACCTTCAACTACATATTGAATACTAATCTTATCTTCTGCTTTGTTCCATTGATTGCCCCATGCATAGATATAAGGAGGCGCAGTTGGATTAGGTACCCAACTATAATCAATGCCATCGCTGTTTTCTAAAAATTCAAAGTTTTGCTTTTGTGGTAATAACTTTGTGTTACTTGGCATGTGCTTTTCATCTGTAGCACCTTCCATCTTATAGATAAGTGTAGGCATGATAGTACTATCATACTGGTCATTGCCAAACACATAATTTAAATTAGGTTCACGTGGATCAGGTCTCCATGTAAAATCAAATGTAGATTTATCTATAGGTAAAATGATATCCCACTTGTCCCATTGTGGTAGCACATCTATAGTATCACCCATGTATTTTATTTCTGTAGCACCATCACACACATACTGCAACGTAGGTGTTATTTCAGCAGGTTCGTATTTATTGCCCCATGTATAAATGTAAGCCGGCTCACGTGGGTCGGGTCTCCATGTAAAATCAAATTTTGTTTTATCTACTTCTTTTAAAAGCGCCCACTTGTCCCATTCAGGTAATACTTCTAATTTTTCAGGCATGTACTTTTTATCAGTTGCGCCTGGTACATGATATTCAACAGTGGGTTTTAATGTACCATCAATATGTTTGTTACCCCATACGTAAATGTATGGCGGATCCAATGGATTAGGTCTCCATGTAAAGTCAAATTTATTAGGATCAGGCTGTTGATAGAATACCCATTTATCTCTTTCAATCGTAAGTTCAACTGTTGTAGCCATGTATTTGACTTCAGTTGCATTAGGTGTATGATATTCTAATACAGGTTTTAATTGTACTGGTGCAAACTTTGAACCCCAGCGATAGATATAGGGAGGATCAGTTGGGTCTGGATGCCAACTAAAATCAAATTTGTATTCGTCTATATTATCTAATAATACCCAGTTATCATTCTTTTCGTTTTTTCTAACAACAGGGTCTACATCACTGCGATATATGATAACTTCACCTGGTTCTTTGGGGCATAACCATGTGCCACTGTCTTTTTGATGTTGGCTGGGCCAGACATTGTTATGTTCTTCTGCCCACACTTCTTCATCAGGTAAGAATTCAAAATCAAAATCCCAGTCGAATCCTCGATAGTCACAGAATTCATTGATGATCCAAAAGTGTTCGGTTGTACACTTTTCTCTTGCATCTTCTAATGATTCTGCAAATCTTTCTCTGGGGTGAACGTTTGGTTTATTTCCGTAATAGAATACATCTCTAAGCATCTTGTATTTAAGAGTAAACTTTTACGCCATAAAGTTTTTCAAATCTATCTGCATCACTACGGTCATTGACCATTGGTTCGCCACGGATGTTTAGTGATGTATTAAGCAATATTGGACATCCTGTGGCTTGATACCAAAGTTCTAAGAGAATTCTGATTCCACTTCCATCTTTAGGAACAGTCTGGACACGACTAGTGCCGTCAGCGTGAACGATAGCAGGAAATAGGTCAGGATGCCTACAAGTAGCGATGACTTGCATATACCTAGAGTTGTCCCAGCCAACAGGCATATCAAAGTAATCATGAACCAACTCCTCCAAAATGAGAGGCGCAAATGGTCTGAATTTTTGTCTACGTTTGATTTCATTTACTTTATCCTTAATTTCATCCCCACGGGGATCCGCTAATAAACTTCTGTTACCTAAAGCACGTGGCCCAAACTCTGCACGACCACTTGCTATACCTACTATCTTACTATGTTTTAATTCTTTATACAAGTTTAAAATAGGATAACGACCAGGTATTTCGTGTCCTAAAAATGCATTCTTCCAATTTAACTTTTTACCATAGCCTAATGCTGCCGCACCTAAACTATTACCTGCATCACCTGGATTAGGCATGATCCAAATTTTGCTAAAATGATTACCTAACAATCTATTTGCTAAACAGTTTAATGCAACACCGCCACCATATACTAGATTACTGCTAGTACCCAATGATCTAGCCTTACGCATAATGATTTCAATTAGTTCTTCAGTAAGAAGTTGAGTTGATGCGGCGATATCCATATCGTTGGCATTCTCTAAGAATTTTTCTCTTACTCCGGTGTGCAAGTTTTGTGCAAAATCTAAGTTATCTTTGTCTGACAAAAACTCACGACTAATTTCTTCACTGTGCAATGCTTTGCCATATGCAACCATACCCATGAGAATGTATTCTTCATCTAATGGTTTCAACCCCACACGTTTTGTCATTGCTGAGTACATCAATCCAATGCTGTTAGGATATTGTTTACTCCATAGTTTTTCATAACGTGCCATACCATTTTTATCATAGTATGCATTATAAATGCTGATAGTGTCGAGTTCCCCAATAGCGTCAATAACTACTACAGTTGCATTGTCAAAGGGGCTAGTTTGGAATCCTGCTGCCGCATGTGTTAAGTGATGACTATGTGTTTTAATTGAACCACTACGATCATTAAATTTATCAATGATATTTTCACCTAATAGTTTTTTCATATTAAGCGGTCCAACACTTTGTCCTGCTCTAAGTTGACGTATAGCCTTTACCCAGGGCTTTTCATAGTAGTGAACTTCATATAGGTCTCTAACATGTTTTTTAGCATCATGCACTAAATCAACACAAAGATTAGCATCATGTTTGATTTTACTGTATCTTTCGCTGTGACCAGCAAATAGGATATCACCACTGTCATTAATGACAGTTATACCTGCATCATGAAAGCCGCAACTGATTCCTAAGTATTTCATGTGCTTATTTATAGATGAAAGGGTCACGCTTTTTTAATTCTTTGATACGTTTTCTATATTGTATCTCACGTTTGATTTTATTGTAAATTCTTTTTACCCAATTAAACATTGTTGTTTTCCTTTAAAAAATTATATAACTCTTCTGCGTAGAGTTGGTGGGGTACTTCATCGTGATGCCAGTATTTAGCCTTTGGATTAGTATAGCCCAAATTCTTGTACTTCCAAAAGAATGCATCATCTTTTTCTGAATCTAACTTATAATAGTTATTTCTGTCAATAAGTTTTGTTATTTGTGCTACATGAGGAGAATCTTTTGTAAACATATGCATAGCATTACACATTAGATATTTTACATTTTTGGATTTTAAAAAGTATTGAATCTGTAGCACGTAGTTTGCGCTCCACATTTCTAACATAGGCTCATTCTCAGCCATGAAACGATGGTATTTGGGAAACAATTCTTTTTCTTCGGGGTCACCGCCGTCCCAACCAAATGTGATTCTAAAATATGTATTGATTGTGTTGTCAAACCAATCGGCAGCCTTACTACTTACATTGTAAATAAAGTTTCTCGTAGATGGAACTTCCAATCTAACGCTTTCTGTCCATGAAGTCAATACAAAAACATCCATAGAGTTTTCATTATAGTTTTGATCAAACCAGTTTAATATGCTTCTAGCAATACAACTATTTGATGCACCATTGGTTGCAATATTAATAGGTCTATAACCCATCTTGTCTGCAAGTCGTGCACCAAAACTATGCTGTCTATTATAAACGCTGTCTTCTTGCCCGTTTATTTCTGATCCAGCGGCATGGCTACATCCTGCAATTAACATTATTTTTTCTTTGTTCATGGTAATAAATGCTTTGGTCTTGTTCGTTTGATGCTGTCTAAAGTAATTACGGTTGTTGCTGGCACAACTGATTTAACTTCAGTGCCCTCAAACGTTTCTTTTTCTGGCATAGACAAGTCTTTACTCTTGTCACGTTTCTGTTCTTTCTCTTCTAGTGTAACTACATAGTCCATGTAGTTACTCCAATCACCTGTGCCTTGCCACTTTAATTCAAAACTAAAATCAATAGTAGCATTAAGTACTGCTTCTTCATTTAATAAGTCAGCAAAGTCTTGTCCACTACGACCTTCTTCTTCACTCCAAGTTGCTTTTGCTAACTTTCTTGCACGTTTAACTGTGTTACTTTGCAAGCGTGAATAATCTTGTGCATAGAATGGGCCTTTACGACCTTCTGGTGGTGGTTTACGATCATCCCAAGGATTATCAATTTGTTCAAACTTAATATCAAAGTCTGCTTCCCATTGACCTTCATCAGTGATCTTAAACTTGTACTTTGCATAATACATTTCAGGACCAAACTGTTGGCCAAACTCTTTGATATCTAAGTCAGGGTGAAATAAGATTTCTGCTTCATAGCCACCACGTGCGCGCCATAGATTTCTAAAGAAAGGCCACATTTCATTTACTAATGCATTTGCAAATGGATTGTTTGAGTCAACAGGTGGAATGATATTGTAATCAAATTCTTCATAATGCATTTCTTTTTGTTTTGCAGGATTATTCAATCTGATGTTGTAATGACGCTGTGCAAGTGCATGACGTACAGGATATGTCACAGGAACTTCTGTGCAACCATTAAACATATCTAGCCAAATGTGAATGCACTTAACACGTGTCATAACGTGTGTGCCACCCATTTTTAAATCATTGCTGATCCAGTGACCTTGATATTTGTGCCACGATACATTGTATGCGTGTGGATTCTGTCCTACAATTGTTTCAGGACCTAATCCATATCCCACACCAAGACCCATGTTATTGATATTGTTGTTACGCATACGCCACATGAATGTCATTGTATCGCTATAGTCTTGATACTCTTCAGTGGGGAATCCAACGATCCAGTTAGTTGCGGCCCAGATGCCTACTTTTTTACAGTCAATAAAGTTCTGTTCCATTTCTTGAATGGTAACACCTTTGTGCATATCGTCTAATACTTTTTGTGATCCTGATTCACAACCAAAGTTAAACATAATGCATCCACCATCTGCTAAGTCTTGCAGATAGTCTAATGTCATACGACCATCGCAACGTGCATAACCAGTCCAACGAACCTTTAAGTATTTGGCTTTAAGTCCTAATGCAAATGCACGTAGTTCTTTAATATTACCATTGATCAAACTATCAATGAACCAAATGATGTCAGTGCCTTTGTTGTAGTATAACCATTCAACTTCGGTAATTAAGTCAACACTTTGACGTTGACGATATTTCCAAAAGTGTGTTTCTTCACAGAATGTACACTTTGCTGTACATCCACGACTAATCTCACTGTTAACTCCATTAGGTACTTCGTACAAACTAAAGTCAATACTCTCATAGTCTGGCATAGGAAGACCATTGATATTGATACGTTGATCTTCAGGCTGTGTTAATACTCTGGCTGCACCACTGTGATCTGATCCTGCTTCGATTTCATCAAGCATTACTAATAAATTCTGTTCGCCTTCACCTACAATAACATAATCATAATAGTCTTCAATCTTAAACCAACTCTTGTGTACATTAGGCCCACCAACTGCAATCTTAATATGAGGTGCTCTACGTTTAATTTCTTGGCACATCCATTTGCTAGGCTCTTCGCTAATGTAATAGATACTGAATCCAACAACACTTGGGTTCATTTCAATAATCTTGTCTACTGCTTCGCTAAGAATAGGTTCTAACACAGGATGAATATCATTCATGTACGTGTCACCTAACCAGTGCCATGAACTTGCAGGGTCCCAAAGTCTAAATGGTAATTTCTTGTTTGGTTGCCAATCATCACGATAAGCATTATATGCTTTAACATTCAAGTCCATGATGTGCGTTTCGTATCCCGCACTTTTTGCCACACCACTAAGTCTAGCAAGACTAAATGGGGGCATATAGGGACTCCATTCAGGGCATAGTACAAGCACAAGTTTAGTGTTTCTTGTCTTGTAATCTACATATACCGGAGTAAGATTCTTTTGATTTACTACTACTGATTTGGCATAAGGGGCAATGGCTTCCATCATGCTACGATGGCGTGCATCTGCTATATCTTCTGTTGGTCTTTCTTTTGGCTTTAACTCGTCTACAGCCAAACTACGTAAATTAAAATCCAATGATCGCTCCTAGTCTTATCTATTTAGAGCAGTAAACAGAGGCGTATAATTTAAGTCATAGGTTTAAAGTGAAGGATTACTCCGTTTTGCATAGACTTATCCTTCATTGGATACATTCCTACCAATTTTAAATTATTGACTTTAGCCATATGTTCCATTTTTTCATAATAATGATTTTCAATCAAGTAAACATCGGCATCAGCAGTTAAATGTTTTGATATATTATTGAAGAATTCGCCGTGAATCTTAAAATCAGGATCAATAACAAGTCTGGCAGTATTTTCTAAAATAAAGTCAAACATTTCACTATTTTTGTTGAGCATATCTGCTTTAAAATCTTCGTAAGTAATATCACTATGGGGAGGGTTACTGATAACTAAATCCCATTTTTCGCTATCAGGGATATCAGCAATATTAGGAGTCAAATATGTTGTAACATAATTTGATAGATTATTGTTCTTTGCTGTTTGTTTGCAGTTTTCAATGGCTGGTTCAAACATATCTGAAAATACAATATAGTTACAGATTCCCAAACCCAGCATTTCGTAACCTAATACGCCAAAGCCAGCACACCATTCAAAGCCTCTGTTATAGACATACTTTCCTGTCTTTTTAATAACTTCAATTAAGTCATCTCTAAAGTATAATCCACCACCGTCAATTTTTTTAGGGTGCTTAATCATTATACCACTTTTTAATCTTATGGTATCGATATGGTCTAATGATTCTCTGTATTGTTTTTCTTTAGTTTGTCTTGTATTACCGTAATGTACTGTTTGTTTTGATGTTCCGTTGTATTGACGCCATGGATCAATAACTACCGCAGTATTTGGCAATTGCAAATCAGTAACATATTTGTCCCAATAACCAATCATATAAACATCTGTGGTATCTGTTTTGAGATCGGTGTCCCCTGTGTGAACATCATAGTAATTTACGTTACCACCTAACTCAGTGACATAATGTCCAACTAACAAACTACTGCTACCGTTAGTATAATTTACGTTAGGCTTATATGCTTTGCCAATGATAGTTACATTGTTACCATATTTTAAACACTTTTGTGCAAGTCTTTTTGCCTGCACTTCTCTAGCAGTCATAATGCTATCAAACAAATCATAACCTAAATTTAATTTATCTGCTAGATAACGTAATGCAATGTTATCACGTGGATGACATGCACCACCATCGCCCATACCTGCTTTCATATATGCAGGGCCCATGATGCGATATGTTGACTTTGCTAATGCGTTAGTAACAACGTCAACATTAATATTGCCACTAGTCTCTGCAACGTCTTGAATCATATTTACTAATGCAAGTTTTGTACTAATAAAGGTGTTATAGAAAATCTTGATTGCTTCGGCTTCGTCCCAAGTACCAACTTCAATGCGTGGATTGTTTTGCATTAATGGTGCATAAAAGTCAATCAACTCACTTGCATCACCTGTTATTGATCCGTCTTCAGTTCCAATGATAATCATCTCAGGATTAACAAAGTCATCAGCAACAGTGCCCATAGCAATCAAGTATGGGTTATAAATGAAACGTGCATTAGTAATGTAATTGATAAAACGACTTCGAACAGTGCCCGGTAGCACAGTACTAATCAATACAACAAGTTGATCTTTACTAACATATTTGTTGATTTCGTTCAATGTGTTAGTAACAATACTATAATCAAAATCTGTATTGGGTAAATGACTTGATGGTGTTTCTCCACCATATCTAGGGTCATGTGGGGTTGGTACAGCAATAAAAATGATATCTCTATCTTGTACTGCCTCTTGTATGCTACTTTTCATTGGAAAACTAGCATTTACGTGTACGCTATCGAACCCAACAACATCGTATTGTTGAGCCATTACAGTGGCGCAGGGTTCGCCTAATTTTCCTACCCCGATCATTGCAACCTTTTTCATGTGAATATTTATAGGTAATTGATTCTAGTCAGAAATAATATGTGTTGTATGTTGTGATAACAGTATTTTATTATAGTGTAACACAGGTGTCAACTCTTTTATCCATTGTCTGATTTCTGGTTTGGTCATTTTTAGTAATCTTTCCACTTCATCCATAATAGCCAAAAGTCTCTTCAATTGTTTCTTTGATATATTCTGCTAGTTGTTTATGTCCCAGTGTGCTTGGGTGATGATCTTTTTCACTAATTCTTTCGTATTTCCAATCGTGTCTACCTGATGATTCTAACCAATTGTATCTATCCATAAAAAATCTTTTGTAGGGAGGTGGCATATTACCATGTGTAGCACAATAACTCCAATAGTAATATTTGATACCATATGATTTAAATATACTTGCTAATGATTCACAATGAGTGATGTGTTGATAAAGACCCTCAATATCTGTATAATTTTCATAACGTTTTTGTGAATCTATAAACATTTCTTCATAAGAACTTCTGTCTTTTAATTCAGTCTTGCTAATAACAGTTCCTACTTTAACTCTTGCCCATCGATCAGGTAAACTTTCAAAACTATTATTCATATCCTTAGGATAATAATATTCGTAGCGTGAAGGTTCAGTCCATTGAATTACTGCTGTAGTATTCTGTAATGTTTCTGGTGTTTGTTGCCATATCCATTCTAATGTGGTTCTAATAATGCGTTGGTTACTACCGCATCCTTCAGCCAAATTAACATGTCTGTCAAAATTCATTAATGTTTTTAATTGTGCTGGCCATGTAATTTCATTACGTAGTGTTTCATCGTCATATAAGTTATCTAACCCGCCACCATAGGTCCAACTACAACCATTTGTAAATAATATTTTCATTTTGCTTGAAATCCTCTACGTTTCAAAAGTCTATAGTTATAATCACATATACGTTCTACATTATTTAACCACTCTTGTGTTTCTGTTTCATTCATTTTACATAAACGTTCTACTTCGTCAACGATAGCATAAATTCTTTGTTCATCATTTTCTATTAAATCATATGATTCATCAATATAAGGACTAAATGTTTTATAACCCAATTCACGCAATTCTCTTAAAAAATAAGGTGTGCTAGCCACAATAAAAGGATGTTTTGCTTTTATGGGTTTCCATGTTTTTTCAGTTACAAAATGGCAAGGATAACACCAAGTTGCTAGTCTATAGTTTAAAGTGCTGGTATCCATATTACTCAAAAATAATGTTTCAGATATTAAACTAAACAATGATGTTTGATAAAACACTTCATCTTCTTTAGTTACTTTCCCCATGTTACTTAAATCTTGCTTTAATGATAAATTTATAGGCAATCTATCTTGAATTGTGGACACATATTCTTTGATCATTTTACTAAAATTAGAAATAGGTTCGTATTGATATTGGTATATCGACTGAGGAGTATCTACCATAGAATAATATGATAACTCCAACAAATCTCGTTTTATTAGTTCACCCAATAAAAACAATCTATGCGGTCTTGCTACACCATTTAAAAACAAAAACTTTTTTGTTGAGTTTGGATTTGAATTAAATTCAATCTCTTCAATATGTGCGTCACGATTAGCATATTTACATTGTAAATATTCAAAATAGTTGTGATAAACTATTTGTGTTGGAAGATAATTGTTTTTTATGCAGTAATCATAATACAGTTTTCTGTTATTTACCGTATCGGATGCTCCTGTCAAATATACAATATCGTTATAATTTATTTTATATTCCAATACTAGTTTTTTAACAAATGCATCTGTAAATTTTAAAAAGTTGAAATCAAACGCTTCACTTGGTAATGCTAGAACAATATAGTATTGGCCCGATTTATTTGCTATTTCTTCTAATATATATTTTATTGCACTCTCTGTTTTTTCTTTGACTTCATTAGGGTTTGAAATATTAGTAGATTCGTGTATATAAATTATTTCAGAGGTAGTAACCGGCTTATTAAAAGCCTTTTCTAAAATAGATGCGGCGAGGTCTAAACACCATGGCCAATCTTCAACGCACTTTCTTAAATCGGTCATTGGGCCTTGTCTGGCAGGTACAGCGTTTATTTCTTCGTGATCCATGACTTACCAAAATTTCTACGTCTTGCAAAAAAGATTTGTTCACAGAATCTTTGCAATGATTGATCTTTATCTTCAGGGAAATCAAATTCATATTCACAAGGGCTAACCAATTCACTAGCATCTTGCACGTAACTAGGGATATCATGCTTAAAGGATAGTACCTTAGGATAGTTTGCAATGTCTTTGTGATCAACCAAATAATTTCTTTGGAATATCATTAGTTCTTGTAATAAACTTTCTTCAATATCAAACTCAGTATGCAAGAAATCTTCAATTACATCAAACACATGTTTGTGTTTATCTTCACTATGTATATTAATTGTCGTACTATGCACTAAATTCCATCCATGAATTTCCATACCTTGAATCGGAGTATGATCAATGCGACCATACTTACCCCAGTTTTGATAGTGTTCTGCAATACGATGAATCTCACTTGCTAGCCAAGGATCCTTTTCAATGTGTGCATACAACTTTTCATAGAATTCACGATACTCTATTCCCTTAAGTTTATACAACACACGGCTGATGTAGTTAGTGATACCATTAATGTGAAATGTGTTCTGAAACCAACTGTGTACTTGTGCTTGCGTCATCTTTTCAATTGGCAAGTCACGGGTAGAAATAACAACTTCAACACCTTCACGCAATTCATGTTCGTTATATGTACCAACAAGATAATCATACACAACACGACCTTCTAACTTGTAGAGTTTACGCTGTGTTAAATTCATTTCAGCATTTTCAAGTAACTGTGCTTGATAGATTGTGATACCAGTGTGGTTACCACTCTTATATAGTTTATAAAAGTTTTCCTTCCAACTGTCTAATGTTTCACCGGGCAATCCTAAAATCAATTCTGTGTATAATGGGATGTTGTGTTCTTCACACATCTTAAACACTTCTTCAATCTTGTTCATCTCTAAGTTCTTACGCTTAATGATGTCCAATACATTGTCATCCATTGATTGTACGCTTAGATTCAATCCAATCTTTGCACCACCTTCATAAATTAACTTGCGCACAATGTCAACAACTTCTTGCTTTTGATTCTTTGCCCATGCAATTGTATATGCTTTGGGATTACCATAAGTCTGTTGTACTTCAATTAGTTTGTCAGCAATAAGACCATCACGCTCAGGGAAGATACCAAAGTTGGCATCAGTAAAACTAACAAAGTCTAATCCCTTTTGACCAATCCATTCTAATTCAGCATATACACGTTCTAAGTTAAACTTCTTAACTTTGTTGTATGTTAAACTTCCCCAGTCGCAGAATGTACATGCATAAGGGCATCCGCGATTTGTTTCTAGTGTTGCATTCCAACGAATCTCAGGATGCTTTGCCATTAGTTTGTCAAAGATACCTGTTAAATATGGACTAGGAATTGTGTCTAATTCGTCAATGCGTGGGCTACTACCTGTGTCGATAGTTTTGCCGTTATCATTGATAAGCAAGCCTGGAATATCAGTAAAAGTATCGCCTGTATGCAAATTCTCTAATATTCTTCTAAAAGATATTTCGCCTTCAAGTTTAACACATACATCAATGAAAGGATACTTTTCAAAGAACCCTTCTTTTTCAATAGGATATTCAGGTCCACCTGCAATGATAAAGATATCTGGATTAGCCTTCTTTAGTTCTCTACCAAGAACTGCACTATAACTACGATTCCAAATATAAGTGCTGAAGCCAACAATAGCACTATCTTTTAATAATTCTACTGCTTCTTCAATATAATCTCTACGCCAAATGAATTCCCCAAGTTCATAATGATCACTGATATGAGGGAATTGGTTTACGTAACTCCATAATACCGCAGGGCTATAAGGCAAGTAGAAAGCATTATACTCTTTCGGACCTTGCTGAAAGTTTGGACTTACGAAACTTATTTTCTTTTTAGGCATATCCTCGCAACTTTATAAATTCTGCTAACTCATCTGCAATTACTTTGTAACCCTTGGTTGTTGGGTGTGAACCGTCGCAATTAGTCAAGTATTCAGCAGGCCAATCACGTTGTTTATAAAACTGATAAAATCCTCCCCATTGCATTGGATCCATTAATCCATCACACCAAACAAGTTTTTGCATAAATGCAATATAGGGGACTTCATCGTGTATGTATCCATTCCAATCAAATTTATTTGCCAATGAACCCGCGTTCTCTTGTAGATAGTATTTAATACCTTGTGGATTATGATGATTAAATGCATTAGCAATTACCACTTTAAATCCATGTGCTTTTGCAAATGCCTGTAAATCTAATAGTGCCATCATTTGCTCACAGGCAGCAAACTGTTCACTCCATAACATTTTTGCATAGCAGTTCCAAAGCGGCCCCTCCTCACCACCATTATCTGGTGCTGGCCACATTGTTCTCCATTTATTATGTTCAAACTCACCATTACTGTATCCATCTGGTTGAGTAATTCGATGATCACTAATGGTTTTGGGATGTTCTCTAAAGAAGTCAAAACGCTCAACACCGGACATCATAAACACAATAATACCTGTGCTATTACTCCAATCAATGTTGTCTACAAAGTGTAGTTGATGAACGGCTGCTCTGTTGCCAATACCCTTAATTCCCAAATTCAATGGGGTATAATCAGGGAAATGATCACGTGCTAATTGGTTAACCCAACTATTTTCGAGTTCATATTTGCGTAAGTGGTAATCATTTTTACCCCTATTACTAATCTGTACTCTACCGTTATATTGTTTAACGATTTCGTCCGGGTATCCACCTTCACCCTGTGTCCAACTACAACCCAATCCGATAATATATTTCTTTTTCATTTTGCTAACCAAGGCTCCATCATATTTAACATTTGCTGGTATCCATTACCATACAATTTATAATCAGTAGTTTCTGTTAAAAACTGTAATGATTTGGGCACCATTTTTTCTTTAATACTACCATAATCTAAAAATTTTTGTCTGTTATACAACATTTTAGGTAATAGAGTTTTATGAATCTTTTTTATCTTACTTAAGTCCCACTGTACAATTTTATTTAAATTGTCAATGATTCCTTGTATTCTATCATTAATGTCTGGCATACTATCAAAACTATAATCGAATAATTCGTCATATAATACTAGTCCATAGTCTTCAACTAGATTTTTGTGATAGTTTTCACAAGACAAAATCAGAAATGGCTTTAAACCAACAATAGGTTTACATGTTTTTTCTGTTACAAAAAAATTATTAGTGCCAAACGAACTTTCAGTTACTATATCAATAAATCCTTTGAAATAACTTCTAGCAAAACTATTAGGACTATATTCAGGAATCTTGCTAAGTACAAAATCGTCTTCGTCAATCAATTTAGATCCGTCGTGATATTTCCATGTAAAACCTATGTTGTTAGGTGATTGTACTCTTTCAGGAAATTGAAATGTAACTATGCCATGTTGAAATAAATTATGCTTTGCTAATTGATCTACTAATAACCCACGTTCATATTTAGGATTGTTATTATAGCAAGTAAACCATTTTTCTGCTTGGATTTCTTGATAAGGTTCAATTCGTGTGAAGTTTGAATTTACAGTTTTAAAAAGTTCTTGTCTGCATCTATCATAATTTACAACATAATATCCATATGTTTTTTCAATAATAACGTTTGGTGCTAGTTCTAAACCATCAGGCCCCGAACAAAATATAATTAATTTTTTATTATTTTCTACTAACCAATCTGAAATTCCACTAATAAAATTATTAAAAATAAATTCAGGTTGATATTCGTAAATGCAATTTGCAAACAATAAATCAGGATTTAATTGTTTAACTTCATCAATTTCTTTTTGCCAGTCATATTTGTGACCCGGCATAGGAAGATTATTGCAGTATACAAAATAAGCAGTGATCATACGTCACCTTTTTTCAACCTAATTTGTTCACTAATCCATTCATAAGTTTTGATTAAGCCAGTTTCTAAATCTTCTTTAGGTTGCCAGCCAATAGTTTCTTTTATTAGTCTGTTGTCACTATTACGACCCATAACGCCCATTGGACCAGGGATATTATGTATAGTTACTGATTTGTTGTTTAGTTTAGCAATCAACAATACTAAGTCGTTGATACTAATCATACGTGTGCTACCTAAGTTAAGAGGTTCGCTATAGTTGCTTTCCATGATACGTTGAATACCTTCGATGCATTCATCAATATACAAAAAACTACGTGTTTGATTACCGGGTCCCCATACTGATACGGTGCCATCACTCATTGCAACTTTACGACATAATGCCGCAGGTGCTTTTTCTTTACCATTGTTCCAACTACCTCTGGGCCCAAAGATATTGTGAAAACGTGCGATACGACATTCAATGCCATGATTTCTAGCATAGGTCATGTACAAGCGTTCGCTGAATAGTTTTTCCCAACCATACTCACTATCAGGTTCAGCGGGGTATGCGCTGTCTTCACTTGTTGTTGGATTGTCGGGATCAACCTGATTGTATGCAGGATATGCACATGCACTAGAACTATAGAATACTTTTTTAATGCCCTTATTTTTCATTACATCTAATACATTTAAATTGATTGTAACAGAGTTGTGCATAATGTCAGCATCATTTTCGCCAATAAAAATATATCCGGCTCCGCCCATATCCGCGGCTAGTTGATATACTTCATCAATGCCATCGGTGATAATTTTATTAACGTTATCCCAGACTCTTAAATCTACAGTATGAAATTCATCTGCAACTGTTTCTGAATATAATGGCTTTTTAAGGTCGGCTCCAACTACGTAATGACCTTGTTCTTTTAATTTTTCAACTAGGTATGTACCAATGAAACCACCGGCTCCGCATACTAAAATTTTCTTTACGTTTAATGTTTTCATACTGGATTAGGTGTTCCTACAATATTAATAAGTTTACTAACAACCATGTCAGAACTTGGAACTTTTAGTTGTTCATAGTTGTGATCTAATATAGGTTTTACTCTACGTTTAAAATCAAGTATCTGATCATTTGACCAATTACCAATCGTTGCTGTTAATTGTACAAGTTTTCTCATGCGCATATTAGGATCAGCAATTTCATCATATGATTCGTCCCAAAAATCGCTGAATGTTTTAAAGCCCATATCACGCATTGCTTTCAATGCGCCAGGGACACCAACAACAATAAAAGGATGCTTGTGTTTCATAGGTTTAAATGATTTTTCAGTTAGTGTTAATTCTGGCAAATCAAAGTTTGTTTCTGTTACAATACTTACTAAACTAGTTTTATAGTAATCACCTGTAGCATTGACTTCATCCGTACACATTTTATTAACATCAGTTTCGTTATCTAAAACTAATGGCAATTTATTTTTAAATCTGTCAGTTACATCAGGTGTAATTTCTAAGTAATTGTTATTAGTAAGATATGTGTCTATCCATCCTTCAAGTGTAGTTGTTGGATGTTCCAAATCAAATTTACTGAAACTGATATGACTTCTATCTACTAAATTATTCTTTTCCAAACCTAATGCAAGTTCAATACGATGTCTTCTATATCTACGATTCCACATTAAAAATACCTTTGGTGGAACAGTTTCAGTATCGTATTCTGGTACGCCATTTAATTCAATTAAATCAGGACGTGTAAGTTGTACTGCAAAAATATTATGTGATGATGGATATGAAATGATTGTTAATCGTTCTTCAGGTCTATCAGGGATATTGTGCTGTCTGCAATAGTCTTCATACATTTCTTTTGAATTCATGCAGCCAGTTAGGTATATGATTTTGTTAAGTGGCAATCCATGAATACCTCTAAAGTATCCATGTAACGAATTCAAATGCCCAGAATTCATAAACGCTTCCACACTATGATCAATTAATATGTAACCTCGATTCATCCTAATCAATCTTATTAGATGCCATGGAATATGAGAGAACTCTAAGATTCCCGTTTTGCCACAGAAATAATTTTCAAATCCAATACGCCATGTTAATGAGTAAGGAAAAATAAAAGGTTCATCAGAATCAATGTCTACACTAATTGCAGGATACATTTCAAATATATCTTTGCGTTTACTAAACAATCTGTTCCACAAATCATCAGCCCAAAAGTTATGTGAGGTTGTTGTGCTACCTTCGGCTACGCTTGCGAAACTTAATACATTAGGAATTTCAGTATTCCATATGGGGCCTCTAGGGCCGATCCAACTATAACAAATCTTTATTTTTTGCATGTTTTTATTTATCGACTATAAATTTAGGAATGATAATATCTGTACCACACATGCACATCTCTTTGTTACATGTGATTTGCTTTGGACCCACTCTAGTGATATCTTCTAGTATGTGACCTATCTTTTCAGTTTGTCCACAACTTGCTAGACTAACATCACCAACCGGATTAATGAAAATACAGTCGCCCACATTGCACTGCCAACCACTAAAGAAGTTTTGCCCATTTACAATAATGTCGTTAGCATTACATACTTGTGTTGAATCATCGTCATAACGATTGTAACTTACTGCAAACTCAGTACTTTTGGCAGGTTTGTCTTTGGTTTGTTGCATTTCAATGTTATGTGTTTTAAAGAATTCTGTTTTAGCAGGGTCTTTGTAATTCCATGGACCAGTAACATGACTTAGTTCGTCATACAACGGAGTCCATTCAATAAAGTAATTTGGCATTACAGATTTAAGATATTCTGCAAACTCAACGATTTCCCAAAATCTTTCTTCGTGCATTAGCATCTTACTAGAAAGATAATTCACACGTTCACATAGGTAAATGCTGTTTTCTTCATAGCGTTTTTTATCGCTAAACTCTACGTGGAAACTAGCAACGATGTCATCAAACAAATGATGATGTTTTTCCCACCATGCTAGTGGGCGACTTAAATTAGTGTTAACTGCAATAGTGCTGTCAGGTAGTTCTTGACGAATCCATTCACAGATAGGAATAAAGTTGCGCCATGCAGTAGGTTCACCGCCGCTAAAAAAGAACTTAAAATTCTTATACCCTGAACGTTTATAACGCTGTGCGATTACGTGCAAGTTTTTAAGATAGATATCTAAGTTACCGTTGTTTGGGTTTTCTCCACCCCAGTTGCCAGGGTTGCAGTAACTACAACGAAAGTTACAAAAATTGTTAACTTGCCATGTTACTGCAACATAAGGCTGCGGTGCTTCGATTGCTATTAACTTGCGGCCCACTCATAAACCTCTTTTAATTCTGGTACTATGTTTTCAAGTTTTTCATCACGGAATCCGTCAAGTTCATCATTAAACTGCTTGAACTCTAAGATACCACCTTTGTTTTCATCACCCACGTTTAAGTTATAGATAATCATTTTGAATCCATTATAGATATCAATGTTATCTTTATACTTTTCTTGGTATACTCTATACAATTCTGTTAGTCTACGCTTAACGTGTTTAGGTAGAATCATAATGTTTGCATACCATGGGTTAGTTGCAAGATTAAATCGTGGACTACTGCTAGTATCGATAAATCCTTTTTCAATCATGTAGTCAAAGAAGTCTGGGAAGTCAAACACATTCCAAATACTAATTGTAGGAGTGATTTGAAACTTAACATGCGGGACTTTTTCTTTAATCTCACGAATGTTTGCTTCAATCTTAGACCAATCAGTACCCTTGCGAATACATTCAGCAAGGTCGCCATGTGCATCTAATGAAGCCCATACTTGTAAGTTGGGGAACTTACTCCAGTATTCAATCAAGTCTACATTTTTCTTGTACTTCAATGAAGAGAAGTTTGTTGTATAGTTTAATTCAACTTGATCTGTTAATCCATTTTCAATCCAATAGTCTAAACATTCGTAATGCTCAGGTGTAATAATGATTTCGCCACCAGCAAAATATACTTCAGTCACATCAGCAAGATATGGCTTTAGTTTAAGCATAAGTGTTTGGTCTTCGTTGTTGTTAACAACAATTTTTTGATTAGGGAAGTACTCTTTGAATACTTCTTCGCCACGTTGATCCATGAACTCTTGTGCCCATTGACTTGAACATGCAGGGCCACAACTACGACATTTCATATTACATAGATTACTGAAACGAATATCCATGTATTTCATTTCAAACTCTTTTAATGAGCCATCATCATTTGTAACGTCACCGATGTAGTCAACATAATCTAGACCTCTGCGCTTGTTATGACTTTGGCGCATAGTCCATGTGCCCATTAATTCTAAGTCATAACAACGTTTGCAAGCCTCAACAGGCTCGTCATTCATCATTGCTGTGCGAATCTTTTTGTAGTCTTCGCTGTTCATCATTTCAATGATAGACTGATCACTTTCAATCTTTGCCACAGGCATGTTGCTATCTGCAACACAGCAAGGCATTACACGGCTATCAGGCCATGCATGAAAGTGTACCCAAGGTAACACACAAAAGTGTTTACCGTTTTCTACTAGATTTTTGACTACTGCCTTGTCCATCTTATGCCTTGAAAAGTTTTAGTGATGAAAATGTCATTGGTACTTTGATTAAATCACGTACTGTGATTTCAATTTCGTTAGTATCTGTATCAATCATAACCTTTGCATCGGCTTCTTTGCCAAATGTTTCTAATACATCTGCCATGATTTGATCACAAATTTCTTCAGTAAAAGGTGTTTTATCGACATACTTTGCCATGATGTCTTTTACCATACCTTGTAATCTTACGTCTTTATTTCCTGCTTCAAAAGTTGCCATGTTTATTCCTCTAAGTCTTGTAACTTATTTAATTCGGGGAAAACTTCCCAGAAGTTTTCTTCTCTGATCCTGTCAATACTTCGGGTATGCATTATAAATTGATCCTTAACTTCGTGCCATTGATCACGGTCGCTAGCAAAATTAACTGCGTCTGTTACCAATCTTGACAATGAAGTATTATCATCTTTATTTGCCTCTGCCCAGGCTAATGCTTTGGCACTTGCCTCTACTTTTAATTCTTTGGGTAAACTCTTAGCACAATAGTAACTAGGATGAACTGCTAGGTAAAGACTATGATACCAATCTTCACGCCTTACAATGTTCTTACTCTTTAAATAACTATAAAATTCACCAATAGTGCTATAGTTGAAAATACTAAACACAGTATTCATTTGGAAACTAATGTAATCTAAATCACGGAAAGTCAATAGATTGTTTTCTACTTTACCCCAATCAGTTCCCTTGCGTAACCATTCTGCTCGTTCACCATAATGATCTACACTACAACTCAATTCGATCTTTTTAAAGTATTTCCATAAGTCTAGGATATCATGTTTCTTATACTTGATATTACTTGCATTGGTATTGTAACGTAGTGTAATGTCAGTTTTACCCAAACGAATCATTTCTTCCAACATTACATAATGTTCATCAGTAATCAATGGTTCACCACCTGCAAAATAAGCGAGGTCGATATATTCAATATGTGACAATACTTCTTGTAGTACTGTCCCCTTACCATCGTCAGCATGAATAACAATTGGGTGTTTGTCATCAAAGTGCTTTTGCATTTCTGCACCCCATTGACTACTGAATTCGCTACCACATGTTCTGCACTTGAAGTTACAGATATTGCTAAAACGAATATCAAAGTAACGCATTTTGAATTCTTCTACTGTTCCATCAGCCTGTGTAGTTGGAACGATTTCATCAAAGCGTTTGCTAAATTGTTCTTTACTGTAGTTTCTAAAACTATGTGGGCCTGCTTCTTCGTGTTTATAACAAAATGTGCAAATATCGTTTTTCTTTTCGTTTAGCATATCTAAACGTAACTGTTTCATTTGGTCACTGTTAAATGCTTCTTTAAGAGAAGTCTTTTTAGTGTTTCCAAATGGCTTAGTGTAATCATTACTACAGCAAGGATAAATATCACCTTTAGGTGTTACATTAAGATGAACCCAGGGGAACATGCAAAACGTTTTGCTTTCATTCAATAAAAATTCTTTGTCTAGGTTCATACTGGTGCCATTCTTGCTCTTACTCGTTGTTCTGGTATATAAAGATTTGCAATCTCAGGGAATGTTTCCATAAATGATTCACCCCTTAGTATATCAAGTCTTTTTACTTCTTCTCTAAATTTAACTTTTTGCTCATCCCAATTATCTTTGTGATTTACCCAACCAGGAGCAACTTCTAGTTGTTGTAGATGTTTGTCAATAAATCTATTGGTTTTCATGTATGCAATTGCTCGGTTGATACTTTCTTCACCCTTTGCTTTATACTCAGGTGGCAAGATATGACATGTTAAATGATCAGGAGTTGTCATATTGTACAATGTGAATACTGCATCTTTGTTAGTATACATATTCTTGTCAATCAAGTATTGATAAAACTCATCAATAGTCAAATAATTAAACACACTCAATACTGTGTTAATTTGAATATTAACATAAGGCGTTTGTTTAGCAAGCATAAAGTTTGTTTCAACTTGTCCCCAATCAGTTCCATGTCTGATATACTCAGCACGTTCTTTGCAGTGGTCAATACTTGCGTAAATCTGAATTTTCTTACTAAAGTGTTTCCATAGTCCAAGCAAGTCTTTGTCTTTAAATTTTAAATTACTTAGGTTAGTATTGTAACGCAATAGTATATCTGTATGGTTACTGCGAATCATTTCTTCTAATAGAATATAATGTTCTTCAGTAATCAATGGTTCACCACCTGCAAAGTATGCAACTTCCATATTTGGAATTTGATCTACTACGTCTTGCAAGAACTTTTTGTTATTGTTTTTTGGAATGATCTTTGCGTAGAATACTCCACTCTTTAAATCTTCTTGTTCCCACTGAGTACTAAATGCTGAACCACATGTGCGACATTTAAAGTTACAGATATTGCTAAAACGAATATCAAAGTAACGCATCTTGAATTTCTTTAGTGACCCATCTTCAAGATTGGTATTTTCTAATACGTCATCAAAAGCATTTTTCCACTGCTCATTAGATGTGGTTCTAAAACTATCAATGCCCTGAGCATCATGGTTATAACACTTACTACATTCAATGTTTTCTTTACCAGTCAACATGTCAAGTCGTAGTTGATTCATCTTTTCGCTGTTAACTAATTCCATTAGTCCTTGCGTCTTAGAATCACCAACACCGTCAGGAGTTGCGCACGATTCTGCAATACAGCAAGGCGCGGCTACACCGGTGGGTGTAGTGTGCAAATGAACCCAAGGTATCATACAAAAAGTCTTGCTCTTACCAAGCAATAACTTTTTTACGAAAGAGGATTCGTTAGGCTGGTTTCCTGGCATAATCTATAAAACTCCAACATTTCTGGGTACA